CCCTTGTCCTGCGAAGCCATGTGTGCTTGGTTCACAGAAAAGAAAATCCCAGTAGAGCTTTGCGGAAGGAGGAAGTGAACGGTGCGGGCATGGTACATTCGGGAGCAGAGACACATTCTTGGAACGTCCGATTATGCAGAAGTGGATCTCTTTGAAACAACGGACAAAGAGCATACCGCATCCACCCGCCGCAAAAGAGAGCTGGCAACCTCCATTGCGCAGCAGAAGTATAACGACATGATAGCGAGACGGTATTTCTGCCAGCTGGCCTATACGAATTTCGGGGAAAGCGACTGGGCAGTCACGTTTACATACGACCACGACCACCAGCCAGCACCCGGAGATTTTAACCAAGTAGACCGGAACTGGACGAATTTTACCCGCCGCCTGAAGCGCTTCTGCAAAAAGACGGGGCGGGAAGCGTCCAAGTGGATGCAGGTTGCAGAGTACAGCGTGGTGGACGAGGACGGGAAAGTTACCGGCAGACACCACCATCATGTGATCCTGCAAGGCAATCTGACATGGCAGGAGATCAAGGACTTGTGGCGGGACAGCACCGGGCGGCCAATGGGGCTTGTGAAAATTGAACCTATCGACCTGACCTGTTCCAGCTTTGAACGCCTGACGACCTACATGACGAAAGCCCGCGCCCGTATCCGGCGCTGGCGGCAGAGCCAAGGGCTGCAAAAGCCGAAAACCCCGCGCCCGAACGACACCAGATGGAGCCGCAAGCGCTTTGACGAAGCGTTTGCTTTGCCGGATGATCGTGAATATTGGGAGAAAAAATACCCTGGCTATACTCTGCGTGAGTGTGAGCAGCATATCACCGGCAACAACACCAAGCATTTGATCCTCAAGTTGAAAAAGAAACCGGAGACCCGGCGGAAGAACAGGAGAAACCAGCCATGAGCATGAGATTGGAACTTTCTGACCTGCCGCCACGCTACCGGGCACAGGCGGAAAAGCAGCTTGCACAGAGAAGGTGCGGGGGCAAAGCTGCATCTGCATCGTTGGAAGCCGCTGTGAATGCCGCCAGATCGACCGGACACGAGTTTGACAGCCGGGGCGAGTATGACTACTACATGGGAACTGTTCTGCCCAAAGTCCAGAGTGGCGAGGTCGTGAAGGTAGAGCTGCACCGCAGGTTTACTATGCTGCCGGAAAAAGAATACGGCAATGTGAAGCTCCCGGCGGCGCACTATACCCCGGATTTTGTGCTGACCTATGCTGATGGCACGGTTGAGGTGGTGGAAGTGAAAAGCAAATTCACCCGGCGGCAGCAGCGTGATTACATCCACCGCCGCCGTATGTTTATCGATCTTGTGGCAGAACCGCAGCACTGGCGGTTTATTGAGCATATCACGCCAGATACGGCGGAAGAAATCAGAAAGTGGAAGCGCCTGGCCGAACAGGCGGGAAAGGATTCATCATGGGAAAAAGCAGGGCAAGGATGCCAGCATTCTACCGGCAGAGCATCCAGAATGCAGTGAATCAGCAAATCAACATCGGCAAGTCGAAGCACCGCACGACGCTGAACCGTGAGGCAATCGGGCAGGTCGTTTCGTACTGCGCAGTTGCCGCGGCACATGATCTCTGGGACTGGGGAGAGAAAGAATCTACGCTCCTGACCTTGAAGATGAACAATGCTGCATCCAGGTATATCATGGATCACGACAAGTACGGTGCACCGGAAGCCCTCAAGCGGCTGGAAGCACGCACTGCCCACCTGATGCCGGAAGAATTTTGGCTCCCGGCGGGTGGTCTGGTAGGCTCTGAAAAAAAGCTGCGTGTTCTGGCTGAACGCCGGGACGCTGCAAAGATGATCGTTCGTTTCTTTGCGGAATCACTGGAAGAAATGGAATATACCCCTGAACAAATTGAGACCGTGAAGGAAGAAATCAAGAAAAATTACCAGCAGTTCCTCGGCTGGGTGGACGATGGCGGAGAAGAAGTTGCCTATGATCGTCTGCGCCGGGTCATTGAGGACATTTACGGCGTGGGTGCCATGGTGGAGCGCGTCAAGGGTGAAGAACCCGTTTTCGGAGAACCCCTTTTCAAGAAAGATTTTTGATTTTTTGGGAGGACTGAGCAGTGAAAGTACACGAGGCGGAGGCAATCTTGAAATATTATGCGGACATCCCGCAGCGGATAGAGATCATCCGCCGTCAGTGCACCGCACTGAGCGATGAAGTGGACCCTATGCGGGGCATGGGCACCGATGGAATGCCCCGTGGTGGAACGCCTGGGGACAGCACGGCGGCGATGGCCTGCCGGATGGATGAACTGGGCATTGGAGACCAACTGCGTCAGCTGGAACGGCAGCGGGCTGTGTTGCTGGAAGATCAGAACATTATCCGAGGACAAATGAACCGGATGGACAGTGGCCACAATCTGATTTTAACGGAGTTCTACATCAACCACAAAAAATGGCACGAAGTACAGCAGAAAGTTCCATACAGTGTGCAGCACTTGAAGTACCTGCGAAACGTCGCTCTTGCACAGCTGGGAAGGAACCTGGAACGGCTCCCGGAGTGCGCCGCTTTATTATCGCGTGCGTTAAACACGCGCGAGGAACAGCGCCGAGCGGATGCCTGGGCGGAGGGTGACATTCTCTTATAGGCAAGGCTGCCTGCGGAACTTCATGTGCAGGCGCTTCCGCAAAATCGTGTCCGATGGTCGTAGAAAAACAAACACGACTACCCCAAAAATCTGAAAACAGGCATAGAAATAACCCGGCGGGCAGTTGGTCTACCGGGTTTCGCGCAAAGGAGGACAAAGTTATGGGAAAGAAGCATAAAAACAAGGTTCGGGTGCTGCCCGGAAGGATGTATAGGCTGGTGCGGAGTGACAGGAGCGTATACTGTGACGCAGAGAACGCGCTCAGAACCTGCTTTATCGAAGAAACCAAAGAGCGGCGGACCGCACGGGAAGAGGGCGAACTGTGCCGGTTCGTGAGGATGGCACCGGATGGTGGCGTTGAACTGATTTCAAACGCAGGAAACGTAGTCCGTTTCAAAAACGCAGAAGATCTTACGAAAACGCTGCGTTTCGCAAAAGATGTGCTGAGGATTACGGAGGTCTTGAAAAATGGGAATCAAAATTGAATTGAAAAAACGCATCGAGAAAACCATCAAAGAAAGAGCAGCCAGGAAATTGAGCAAAGAGGAACGCCGAAAATGGGATTCCTGCCCGGTAGTTCTGAAAGACGAAAACGGGAACGTGTCTATGTTTGCACTGGGGTCGGATGTTATTCGATTCAAGAACAAAGAAATGGCAGAAGCGACAATGGACGCTGTTATGCGGTCATTCGATGAAACGGAATGATGGAATCTCGATGGTTTCATTCATACGTTTCGGAAATCGTCCACGGTGATTCTTTCGCAAATGCTGCTGCACGATGTAGCCAAGTGATTCCATAGACAATTTTTCCGAGGATATAACACGAAGCGCGGAATCTTTGCTGGCTTGAACGGTATATTCAATTTTACCTCCAGCAAGATTTTTGGTACTTATTCTAACCTGCTGTCTGTTCTGCATACAAAGTCCCTTCAACACTTTAAGCCCGTCAGGTCATCGACCCGGCGGGCTTTTTGGATTTCGTGATTTACTTTTCGTGCGGCGGGTCATCCGGCGGAGCGTTGCGCTTGATGATGATCTGCGCCTCGTTGGGATTCCGGCCTTCCTCTGCGCTTGCCTGGGCGATCTGTTCAGCCAGACCTACCGGCAGACCGTTTTCGTCCAGCGGACCGGTGTAGCCGTCGTAGTCCACGATGTTGATGCAGGGCGGTGGCGGGACGGTCTTGTAATACCTGCCGTCCTCATAGTTCTGATCCGTGACCCGGTTCCAGTAACCAATGTCGCCGTGCTCTTCCTGGGCGGCTTCCATTGCTTCTCTGGCCTGTTCTTCCGTCAGACCATCGAACAGCAGGCGGGAGCCGTCCGCAAAAGCGGCGACCAAACGCCACGGCGCGAAAAATTCTTCGTATTCCATGCAAAACCTCATTTCGTGAGAGAAAATGTATCAAAAAAGCGGGTTTTCGTGATTGAATTGAACTTTTTGAAGCTGGAAAGTTGAATTTCGTGGTTAAAAAGCTGCTTTTCGTGGCTAAGACCGGATTTTTGCAGATAAATTGCAAATTTCGTGGTCAAAAAGTAAGATTTCGTGAAGTAAGATTCTTTACTCCGGGATGTAACCGTTCAGGCAGCGATTGAAACCGCGTTTCGTGAGGGCATCGGTAACTCTGTCCTCTGGGAAGTAGTAAGTAGAACCGTCTCCCGCAGGAACAGCCCCGGCGGGATGCTCTGCGCCGGTGTACCAGTCCGTTTCCGTGTCGTACTTGCGGTGCAGGTACTTGTAAACGTCACGCTGGGCTTTGTCGAACACCTCCACGAAAGAGAAGGATGCACAAGGCGGCATCTCTTTTGCCAGCATGGGTGCGTTCTGCGCAAGCCATGCAGCCATTACGGTTTTGGCTGCATTTCGTTTCGGCTTGCCTTCCCGGTGCACCAGATCCAGCAGCTGCACAACAAGGGGCTTTGGCAGATCGTTCAGCACTTCTTCCAGCGGGTACGGATTTTCGTGCAGCAGGGGCGACGTGCGCAGCTCCGGCACGAGATCCAGATCGTGACAGGTTACAGGCTTCTGGCGGTCGTCGATGCGCTCACTGGTGTAATACAGCATATCTTTGATTGCGTTCTGTGCCGCGTCGGAAAGCTGCTCCACCAGAGCAACACTGTCTGCAAAGCTGATCTGCGCCTCGTTTCGTTCGCCGGTGCTGCGGCCCGTCTTATAGGCCGCATCAATGATACCAAGCTCCATAGCCAGCCGGAAAATGTGCTTGCAGGGCTTTTTGCGCTTTACAAAATCGTTGCAGGTGCAGCTTGCAAGGCTGGCCTGGTACGGCTCTTTGCCGGATCCATAGAAAACCCCGGTTTCGTGTTCCTTGTCCACGGAAAGCGGGCTGGTCTTGCTCTGCTGGGCGCTGGCAAGGCGCTTTTCTTCGTCAGTGTCTGCGGGATGCTCTGTCCAGGGGCCGAAGGCGGGGATCATAGTCATAACGGGAAACCTCCTTTTCGTGTTTCGTTACTGTCATGATAGAGCAAAACGCAAATAAAAGCAATAAATTAGAACAAGATTTCGTGACGGGATGCAAGAATAACCCCGGCGGGCTGCCGGGGCTGGCTGTCAGAACGGCAGGCCGGTATAGTTGCGCATGGGAATGGCATCGGCGGCGGGAACCAGCATATTAAGCAGCTGCCGGTATAAAGCCGGGTTTGCTGCACGCTGGGCACGGAAGTCCTCTAGGAATTGCGCCTGTGCTGCCAGATCAGCCAAGTTTTCGTCATCCACGTTGTAGCATTGGCATTGATCCGGCCCAGCGGAGTATATCCAACATCGAACCATGAAAACACCTCCTTTCTGTTTCGTGATGTTCCCAGCGTAAATGTCGGGAAGATGGGGCGGGGTTAGAGGCTGGTCTTGTGTGCGCACTTGTCGGTGTGCTCCCAAACGTCCACGGAGTAGCCAACCTTGCGGAACTTCTCCGCGAGTTCGTGCGCTTGGTCCGGGTTGTTGCTCCATGTGGTGAGCGGGTAGCCGGACTTGTTGTAAACGATCTGATAACGTGTCATGTAGAAAACTCCTTTCGTGTTTCGTGATGTGCTCCCGGCATGGTGCCGGGTGCCGGTGAGGTAGGGCCGCTTTATCCGGTGCGCACCCTGCCAGGGCTTCCGGGCCTGCATCAGGCGTGGACAGTGGGCAGGGCTGCCAGATCGGCGAGACGGGGCACGGTCAAGTGGTGACGTTCTGTCACCGATTCCGGGCGCTGGATCTGGGCAGCGCGCTCTGCGGCGGCTTCGATGATCTCCGTCATCCGCTTTGCGGCTTCCTCCGGCGTGGTGAAGTTCTCGACTTCGCGGATGTGGGTCTTGCTGATCCGGTCGGACCAGTCGATCAGGCGGGCGGGGTCAAAGTTGACCGGCTGCACGGTGATCTTGCAGGTGGTGGGCTTGCCGTTGGTGTAGTAGTCGGCGGTGACGATGTAGGCGATCTGGGTGGTGTTCTGGTTCTTCATGGTTGTTACTCCTTTTCGTTCTGTATTTCGTGCTGATACTCCCGGCGGGGTGCCGGATGGGCTGTTACCCATGAACGCCCGCCCAGGTCTGGGGCGGCTGGGCTTGCACCAGCGGCAGCGGTGAGGCTGTCGGCCTAGCGGGTTTCGTGTCAGGCGTTGAGCTGTAAAAACGTGCTCTGCGTGGGGATCAGGTGCCGGGTGAGGGTGTCGGTGTAGCTGGACTCTCCCTCGTAGCTGTCAACCACCCGGCGGTCTGCGGCGGCCATATCGTGATAGCTCTTTTTGCCGTAGGTGGGAGGCAGCCAGCCTTTGCGCTGTCCGGCGTAGAGATTGAAGGATTTCAAAACGTCCGTGTTCGTAAACTCGATGTGGCAGGTGCCTTTCTTGTAAAACGTGGCGGTGAAATAGTGCAGCTGGATCTTCTGGGTCTGGCCGCTCTTTTCGGCGGCATCCAGCACGGCGCGGAGTTCGTCCCCATTGTAGGGCTTGCCGTTCGTGTCCAGGAAGTGCAGCACCCGCTCGATCTGGGCAACATGGCCTGTTGCGTTGTACCGGGGGCAGAAACGCCCATCGTATGTATCAAAGGCGTTGCAGCGGAAAATGACCTTGCGGTTGATCTTGTACGCGGAGTTCGTGCACCAGCCGTTGTAATAATGCACGTTCTTGCTGTACTCGTCGTTATAATGCAGGTTCGTCCAGTCGTCGAACAGCTTTATAATTTCGTGGTCGATGCTGGAAAGAAGATTTCGTGAAATTTCTTCCCGGACGGTCAGAATGTTGTACGCGCTGAAGTCGTAGCCTTCAAGCTCTTTGATTCGCTTCTGGTAATCCTGCTGCATTTCGTAGGTCATCGCGTCGAACAGCTGCGGCATTTCAAACAGCTGTTTCCAGTACATCCCGCGCAGTTCCCGGATAGCGTCGTTATAAGATTTCGTGAAAGCCATCACGGGGTTTTCTTTCTTACCAGCGCCGGCGGAGGAAAACAACGACTTGATTCCGTTGTACTCTTCATAGATCCGGCGCACACCCTCTGCGGCGGCGTTGTACCGCTCAATGGCTGCCGTGATGGGGTCGGAAGATACCAGGGCGGCAAACTCCGGGTTTTCTTTCAAGCGCTCTGCGGTTTCGTTTTTCAGATCCAGCCGGATCCGGCTCACCGGCTCCCGGTCGGGAATGTCCACCGACACAAGCGCCACCTCCACGCGGGCGGCGCGGCGGGCGTTCTTGAAAGCGTCCGGGTAATACTTCACTGTTGCGTGCAGCGCTTCCAGCCGTGCGGCCAGCTCTTTCCGTTCGTTGGTGCAGGGGTTGCGCAGGGTTTCGGCGTTGAGCAGACAGCGCACCTTGCCGCCGTCCTGCATGATGTCCAGCGCTTTGAGCAGGTGCCGCGCACCCTCTGAAAAAGGCGGATTCATGACGATTGCGGCGTATTTCGTGGTGGGGCGGAAGGTCAGGAAGTTATCATGCACCACCCGAAAACCGTCTTTCTTCAGCACGGCGCGGAAGTCGCTGGAAAGCTCGATGCAGTCAAGCTCCGCGTTTCGTGCCTTTCCCTTGTCGTATTGGTCAACCTCGCCGGTCTTATAGTCGTGGTGGACGTTGAACGCCAGAGCGTGGACCTGACGCGCAAGCGCTCCATCACCGGCGGACGGTTCAAGGATGGGTTTCGGGTAGGTGGTGAACCCGGATTTTACTTCCCGCAGGGAGAAAACCATATCAAAGGCCAGACTGTCCGGCGTGGGGTAGAAGTCCAGGGAATCGTTTGGGGTGGTCATCGTGTAAACCTCTTTTCGTGTTTCGTGATATGCCCGGCGGAATGCTGGGCGGTGGGGCGGGGCCGCTTTATCCGGTGCGGCTCTGCCGGGGTATCCGGTGCAGGTCATGCAAACAGGCGGTTGCATACCTGCTGTATTTCGTCGTTCGCCTTCATCGGGGCAATGAGCACGGCCACGGCGGCGCGTTTCGGGTCTGAGGTGTCAGTTGCCAGGATGGGCGCAAGCGGGTTGTTGCTGCTGTGGTAAACAAATTCGTGATAATCCACAAA